AGCTCTCAAATCCAACATAGTATCGTATTGAGATTTAGCATCTTCAAACATACCCATAATATTCAAGAACCCACTTACATCATTCATAGCTTCATCCACATTAACTTGCAATGATTCTAAATCTTCTTTTGCTTTCATTGCATCCTTTACGAATACATTATCACAGCAAAATTTACAATTAGGGTCATATTGATGTGAATCTAAATGTTTAATCTTTTCTTCTGCCGCTTCCAATTGTTTTTTAGCAACATAGTAAATATTGTTTGCTACATTATAATCCTTTTCCGCTTGAACATAGGATTCATTTGCTTTATCAATATCGATATATTCCGTTTCTGAAAGATAGAATTTCTTTTTATCTTCCATTGATGAAGATAATTCATTTATAGTAGCTGTATATGTTTCAATAGTTTCTACCTTTGCTTTCTTTTCTGCAAGAATGTGTAAAATATCTCTACCAATTTTATTTTGCTGTTGAGTTAAACTATCCAAATCCAAATTACCATCCATTGGAGTAAGTTCTGCGCTCAATCCAACGATTCTATTACTCAAATCAATAGAATCATCATTCAATCTACCCAATTCCTTTTCTAATCCTCTTAATTCTGATTTTTTGGTTTGAATTTCTAATGCTTTTTCAGCTAATTCTGTTGTAAAATCGGTTTTCTTAAAATTCTTAATTAATATAGATACTTCTTTGATATCTTCGGATGCGGTTGCATAAAGTTTATCAAAAATATCTAATCCCATAAATTGTGCTAATAAATCCTTTCTTTCTGACTGAGATTTATCAATGAATAGTGCATTATTACCCTGTAACGATAATGCAGTTAATACAAAATCTTCATATCTACCAACATATTGTTCAATTATAGTGTTTGTATCACGTCTTTCAGTTCCGTTTAGTAATTCTTTCTTACCACCTTCTTCTTTCCAAAATTGAACATCAACTTTTACATTTTTTCCTTTATTAATCGTTTTTGCCGTTCTTTCAATAAAGAAATCTACACCATTTATTTGAAAGTGTAATTTACAAAAGAAATCCGATTTACGATTATTCATAATGTTTTGTGCCTTAAACGCTCTACTACTTTTATCGTATAAACAAAATGAAATAGCATCGAATAGAGATGATTTACCACTTGCATTTGGTGCAAATAATCCCATCAATCCATTTAATTTATCAAATTGAATTTTATTATTCTCACCATATGAGAACATATTAGAAAACTCAAATTTAATTGGTTTCCAATGGATGTTTCTATGTAAATCATCTTGTATAATTCTACTATTGATATCAGCATTTATTGATTCCAACGAATTTAAGTCATCATCGGATACAAATGGCATCATTCTTTGAATATAATCCTTTAATAAAGAATTTTGATAGGATACATCCGATATATCTTCAAAATCCAATTTAGATACTCTATTTCCCGTTTTAAGTTTAGACATTGAATCGGTTCTGATGATTGTAAAATCTTCAACACCATATCTCATTTTAATTTCAGTAATTACTTTTTTTGTATCAGCTGTATCAGTATTGGATAATCTTACTCTTAATCTCGGATGCTTTGGCATATTAGTTACAACGGGAACTTTTCCGTTATCAATATCCAATGTATAATATCCGTAATCATTTTGGATATCGATTGATTCGTAAGTCATTGTATCCAAATCCCAAACAAGAAATCCATGCTTATCCAAAGTTTCACCAAAGTTTTGTTGAACCAATGAACCGGCATAAACTACTTTACATCCTTTTGGAGAAATCATCTCTTGTCTTTTATGAATATCACCTAAAAGAGCTAAATCAAAACCATCAAACATATCAGTTGTAAAATGTCTACTACTTACAACATATCCAATATCAGTTTGAGAATTATCAACTGGTCCGTGGAATAATGCAATCTTTTTGTTTCCAAATAATTTATCAGCACTAATCCAATTTTCTTTTTTATCAAAAATACTGAATACTGAAAAATCTACTCCTCCAATAGAATAAACTTGCGTATCTCTCAAATAATGAAAGTTTGGTAAATCTAATGCTTCTACGATTGGAGTTAATACATCGATTCTATCCAAATTATTCATATTACAATCGTGGTTACCTGTAATAAGAATCGTAGTACATAATTTAGAACATTCGGTAAATAACCAACTAATCTCTCTAACCAATTCGGGAGACATTTCTAATTTAGCGTGAGCAATATCTCCTGCTAAATAAATGATTGCATCATCCGTTCCTCTTTTACGGATTTCTTCAAACATATTTTCAAAAACTTGTCTATATTCTTTATGTCTTTTTACATTACGAATATGTACATCTGCAATATGATAAATTTTCTTTAATCCCATATAGATTTATTTTGTTAATTCTTTGAATAAAATTATTTTTTGATTTTCACCCGTAGGTTTTACAAATAATTCTTTTAATTCTTCACCGGTATTCCATTTCATAGAAGATGATTTATGTGCAGGCAATCCTGCTGTTTTTCCTATTACTTTCCAATTATCCGCTAAATACACTGCTCCATTATTTCCTCCGGCTACAAATGTAATTAACCATTTTAATTCATTATTATATCGTTCTTTCCAAGCTATTGGTGCAAGTTTTCTCAATTGTTTTAATATTTGAGTTCCCGCATTTGGTATTCTTTTAGTCATACAAAATCTCCAATTGTTTCCAATAGAATTGAATATACTTTTATATTCTTCTTTACTTACACCTAATTCATTTAGAATATCTTTTGGTGGCGGATAAACAGACGAACCAATACCAATCATACCAATCGGATATTGTGGAAACATATCATCTTCGTAAATTAACCAATCAATTCTTCTACCAACCGATGCATTACTTGCTACATACGAATGGTGATTTTCTATGATATTTTTTACAATAGTTTTTTGTTCTTTTGTTTTAACCTCTACCAATATCATAGTGAATTTATTTTGTTTAATAATAATTCTTCACTCGAAAACTCTTTAGTTTTCTTTAGTTCTTCATAAAATTTTTCATAACCCATTTCAGATGCGTCTTTATCTTTAAGATACATCATTTTAACACTTATACCATTTTTTCTAAAATATTCTGCTGCTTTCAATGCTTCATTCATAGCATCATTATCCAATGAAATAATAATATTACTAACTCCACTCATAAAGATTTTCTCAACTAATTGCTTGGATGGAAATTTACCTAATAGGGGAATTGCATTTCTTTTTATTGTAATTGCATCAAATACACCTTCACATAAAATAATTGGTTCATCCCAATTTACCTGCGATTCAAATGCTATGATATTTTTACTAATTGGTGGATTTTTGTATTTCATTTTCTCTTCACTATAATATGAACGAGAAACAAAGTAATTCAATGAACCATCTGAATTATATGATGGTATAATTACTCTCCTAGCGTATAATCCTTCTTTACAATAGCCAATATTATATTTTATAATATCTTTTATACCTATTCCTCTTTGAATAAGATAGTGTATAGCATGTTTGTATTCTGGATTAAATCCTTTTGGTTCTTCTGCTAAACTAATAAATTCTTTTGGAAGTTGAATGAATACCTTTGTTTCAGCATCTTCTTGCTGCGGTGTCCAATTACTATCTCCATAGATTTCTCTAATAATGGATATAGTTTTTCTATCTACATCTAATTTACGAAGTAACGATGTCAATTTCTTACCACCACTATTACAAGTCCAACAATGCCACTTTTGAGTTTCGGTATTAACTTGCAATTTTGGTTTATGATGGTTACAAAAAGGGCAATGAAACGCCAATTCGTTACCTCTTAGAGTAAGACCATTACCCAATACATTAGTAAGGGTAGTAATTACCTTATTTTTATCATTGCTACTTAACACAAATCAAATATACGACAAATATTTGATATTACCAAATTTTTATGGTTCTAAAAACCAATTTTCTGGTATTTCTTTATCTGCGTATTTGAATCCATTCTTTTCGCACCACATTCCATATGTAGTTTTTGAATTCTTACTGATTTTGTTCTTTGAATTTGAAAATACGAAACGAATATCTAAATTGGGATGCTGTCCTTTAACTAATAAGTGTTTTTTACGGTCAGCTGGTACAAATCTACCTTTAGTTTCTACTATAATACCATTAGGCAACCTAAAATCAGGATTGTAAGTATGTTGAGAAGCAGGTACAATATAAGGAATCTTTTCGGATTCATATTGTACATCCACCCCCCTACTTTTGATTTGATTTGAAATATTTTCTTCAAGGCCTGATTTAAAACCATATTTCCTAGCAACCCAGCTGCTAGATTTCTTTGTAACTTTTTTAGCCATTAAATTATTTTTTTACTGAATCGGAATATTTGATTCCAGCCACTTCACCACCTCTACCTGCTTTGAATTTAGCAGCAGTTAAAACTTGTTCATCTACTTTTTTCAAATCATTTGTAGTGTATGGAGTCTTTGCTTTTACAGCTGAATCGAATGAAATTTTATCCACTCCTAAAGATGCTTTATTTGCATCATATAAATCTAAAATCTTTGACATGTCTAATTTGTTTATTAATAAATATTAAATATTTTTGTTTAATTCAAAAAAAATAGTATATGCAAATCTAACAAATCCGTTTTTAACCGGATTAACACCATGTCTTATGTTACTATTCATAAATTCTAATAAAGAAAAATTACCCAATACAGGTTTAACCACATATTCTTTATTTGAATTCGTAACTATTGTTAATTCGCCACCACCATCATTATATTCATTTTCTGATGATAAATACATAATTAATCCACATATTCTACCTTCATTCAACCCATCCATATGTGGTTGTATCATATCGCCATCCAAATACATTGTAAAATTACCATTATTTTTAAAATCATTTAATTTAAAATTATGGGTTGGATACATTTTATTTACAATATCAATTCCTATTTTTCTAAAATATTGATTCATATTATTTGGACCGGCGAATTCATACCACCTTTGCCAAATTTTCAAATTATTTTCTTCAACAAATTTATTTCGTTTTTCTACATCTGCATATGATATAGAATCTTCATAATTAATATCTTTGGTTGGAAAATATTGGTATCTACATCTAATATGCTCTATATTATCTTTTGCATATTGCTTTATTAATTCTATATTTTGAAATAGATGAGGTTGTTCATCTGAATCAACGAATTCAAACAAGTCTCCAACATACACCCCTTCTTCTATATATTTTTCAGAACTGATTGGTAAATTTTTCATAAAATTATGTATCGAAACGAACAATAAAGTTTACAGGTATATCTGGTTCTGATTTAATTGGTTGTGGTAATTTTGCAACTGCAACCAAATCACAATTATCATCATATAATCCAATTGTTGTAATAAATGGTGCAAGAAATGAGCCCGTGCTATCCACCGAACTACTCAAATCATAATGTTCGAATCCTCCGGATATCCATGTATTTGTTATAGATGAAGATATTGACCCTGTAAATCTATAATCCAATATATCACCATTTTCTAATATAGATTTTTTACGAATATATTTAGTTCCGGCATTGGTTACTGCTTTATATATCTTACCATCTGAACCTGTTACAAATCCTACCTCTTTCCCAACTTCTACTATCGCAGATGGGTTTTGAGAAACATTAAATTCATCTTGATTTACTATAAGAAGATATTCGTGTTCGTATATAGTTTCTGTTGATTTATATGATAAATCCCAACTTGATGTTAAATATGATTTGGAATCTCTAGTTATAGTTAATAAACCATTTGTATAAAATATATTTCCGACTTTTCTAACCGAACCTTCTTCTACTAAAAATGGTACATTATCTATTAAAAATTCAGCAGAACTAACATCAGCTTTTATTAAAGTCATATCATATTCGCTTCCCTGATATACTAAATTAAAAGAAGATAATTGATTACTAAAATCACCAACAGCCGTTTGATATGATGCGGTATAAGGCGTTCCTATTATATCATTGAAATATATAAGATTCTCTTCAACATCTATTCTAGTTATAGTTAATGTATCTCCACTTGCATCTATTATATTACCATTGGTATCATCGGTATAAACACCATCACCATTTATCAATAAAAGAGAACCTTTTTTTATTCCTTCACCAACATATATTTGTGGAATAGAAATCACTTTGGCATCATCTGCCAAATATCTATCTCTACTAACAGAGTTTGTTACATAGGTATTTCTTAAACTATCAACTCTTAGTATTGGATTAAATTCATCACCATTATAAAATTGAGCTCTTAATTGCCCATATGCTGAATTCTTTTGAAATCCATTTGATAATTCCGAAGAAGATATATTAGCTTCTACCAATGAAATTTCCGTAGAGTCTTGATTAAAACTCCAATTTTTATAGGCCTTAAAAGGTCTAATACTAATATCCGATTTAGGTATTCGTTTCAACATACACTAATAAATATCTTATTACCAAAAAACCCAACCTTTTAGGGATTGGGCTTTTGTGCTTAATTATTTGTTTCTCTGATTAGAAATCTAATTTAACTTTAATTGAAATTTCTTTATCAAATGATTTTTCAATTGGTTTAGAAGTTTTAGCTACTGCTAATAATTCATTTGCATCATTGTATAAACCAACAGTTGTAATATAAACATGTGGGTCTTTTTCGAATGATGAATTTACAAATGCTCCAACTGAACCCGTTACGAATGTTGGGTTGTTTGAGAAGTTAAATTCTCTATTATTTGCTCTCACGAAATAATGTGATGTAGAAACATTTTCAGTTCTTCTTGCTTGGAAATCAGAACCACTTGCTAATGCCTTTAATAATGCAATTGAACCAGATACACCAACTGTTGAACCATTTGTAGTTGAATTGTTATGATATACATCTGCAATTGATGAACTTGCTGCTGCTAAGTTCGGATTAACATTTGCTGCAATTGCTGCTGGGTTTAAAATTAAAACACCCATATCTGGATAAAATAAACCAAATCCTTGTCCGTTTGATGCCGTATATGTATTGATTGAAGCAGTTAATGCAGAACCAATATTTAATGAACCACTAACTAAGTTATAAACTCTTCCTGCAGTTGTTACATTTTCATCAGTTCCACCACTATCATCGATTAAATTAACTGTTCCCAAAGAACCAACTAATTTTAATGATATATTACCTGGGTCTAATCTTTCCTTATATCTAGCTCTATTAATATTAATTGCGTAGAAGTTTCTTAAATTATGTGCTCCTGCGGTAGAACCACTATATACACTAAAGTAAGGGTCTGCTGAATCTAATAGAACATTTTTAAATTGATTGTATGTTGCTAATGTAGGTAAAGTAGATGAATCGGTTTGAGTTAGTGTTGGTGCACCATGCCCATCAACATCTCCATATGCAACTGAAAATTGAACTTCTGCTGTATCGGATGATGTTAATGCGTTATATACATCTATGTAGTATTTACCACTAGCACCTGCTATTTGTGCAGATGATGTATAAGTTGCATTTACTACTAAAGAACCCGTATCACCACTCCAAATACCTGAAGTTACGATTTCAGTTCTATTAGTTACTTTATCGATAGCACCGAATTTTTTGTAGATACCATTACTAATTGTAGTACTATCGGGACTAATTTGTTCCCCACTTCCCAAAAATTGGTTAAGTATTCTAACTAATTCATTTGTATCAACAGGAGTACCGCTTGTATTTGCAGCCGATGCTAAATACTGCGAAATATTGCTTGCTAAAAGTGCTCCTCTATTATCTCTTATTACTGCCATAGTTTATATTATTGAACGTATGTTACGGTTACTGGAATTGTTTGTGAACCACCCGTTTCATTACCATAAACAGTTATAGTTGTTCTGATAGTTGAAGTTAAAGATGGGTTTGGAATAAATTTGAAAGTTAAACCTTTAGCGATTGCTGCCGTTGCCGATACATCATCACCAATGAATACAGGTACTGAACCTACATCAGATGATACACCTTCACCTACAATATCACCAGCGTTTTTGTTAGATAAAACAATAGTGTATCCCATTGTTCTATTTCCGGCAGGAGATGTAGTAGGAGATAATGCAACCTCACCACTTTTTTGGTTTACTGAAATGTTAGGTACACCAAATTCTACAACCGGGATTCTTGTAGTATTTTTTGGAAGTGTTACTAATTTATATTTCATTACTTGTGTTTCATCCGGATTTGCTTCCAATACAGGCATATTTTTAATAGCCGCATCATAATAAGCAGACCCAAGTGGATGAGCTGGTTCGTATAGAGTGTAATCAATCTCATCATCTGCTAATGCAAATTGAGTGATGTTCAACCCTTGCCCAGCTGCTAATTTTTCTCTACCCTTTTTAGTAAGAATTGCATCTACTGTCAATTCTGTATTACTTAAATATCCCATAGTTTATAGTTATTCGTTTTGTATAAATATATTAATTTTAAAATTCCGTTATTCCGTTTCCAATATTGGTTCATCTGCACCTCTATTAGTTTTATTTACTTTCAATGTATTTGGATTAGATACAAAAGTTTCAATTGGTGGTGAACCATCCAATGTAGTTGCTGCTGTATTTTTACTACCTAAATAGTAAGAATTTCTTAATCCAGTAGTTAAATCCGAAGTATTTCTATGGTGAGTAGGTAAATACCCACTTAAAGGAGTTACTTCAACTATACTACCCGTTCCTGCATTAATTACTTTTGAACCAGAGAATGGTTGAATATTCAATGATGTTTCGTAGTAAACAGATGATGTTAATTGTGTTCCACCTCTAGGGTCACCCTGCCCACCAACAACTACATTAAATTTAACGATATCTCTCGTTTTTCTTTCTTTAATTAAATCTACTTTAACTCTTTCTTTAACAGCTATACCTTCAGCGTTAAAATAGTTTCTAATTGCATATCCGTTTTGAGCGTATAATCCAAATCCAATTGATTCGTAATCAGTTTGACCAACAACGGTATTCATATCATAAATATCAACTTCAGTTAATATTGTTGGATTTTCCAATTCTGCGTTTATTACAACTTCTTTTTGATAACTCTCACCTTCGGTATTTGTACTCGAATAATAATCGTATTGAGTATCATATTGATAATTCTCAGCTATTGTACTTTGAGTTGATGATGATACTATTAAAGCATCATATTGCTGATTTTCCCCAACTATATCTTCTGAAATACTATTTGTAATCAATGTATCATATTGATTATTTTCAGCGGTAGTTATGGTTGTATCAGCATAATCTATAACACTCTCATTTTGATATTCTTCTCCCGTTGGTTTCTTTTGAGCAATCTTACTTCTTTCTAAGATATGAGGTTCAATTAATAAACCAGTAGTTGCTTTAACTCTTGCAGGCAACATCTTCTTAATATCTTCAAACATAGATTTCTCATATAGTTTGATTAAGTTGATGTAAGAGTAAATATCTCTATTATCAAATCTTTGGAAATAGTAATTTCTTAAATCATCCAATCGTTTGTAAGATGATTTGTATTTATCAGATGGGTCACCAATATAATCATCTAAATTAATTCCACCAAATGATTTTGCAATATCAATATTCAATTCCTTTGTAGGAGAGAAGAATAAACCAACTCTATTCGAATCAACCGGCGATTGGTCGTATGCTTTTTTAGTTGCTCTACTTTTTGCTGATAAATCTGAAACCAATGTTTGAGATTCAAATCTTACTTTATTTGTAGAATAGCGAGATGAACCCGCATCCGGCATTACTAATACAACACTTCTATCTATTGCTTCAAATTGATATGGATATGTTGTTATAGAATTTGGAAAATATGCGGAAGCTGATAATAATGGCGAAGCGTTTGTAGAATATAATTGCGCAACTACTCCATTTTCATAATCATTTCTAGTGTATCCATTTTCAAAATAAATATTTGTATCAACATTTATCAATGAAGATGTTAAAGCCAAATTCTTTGGATATTCAAAATCTAAACGGAAATATAAATCATCGGTTGAAGATGATGTATGATTACCATTAATCATTTCAGGGAATGAAACATGTTCATAGAATCTACCATTCGCCAATACATCAGACCATAAACGGAATTCATCTACACTACCCGTATAGTTTCCACCTAATCTAATAGTTGAACCATTATTCCAATTTGAAACACTATTATTACTAGCGGCTTCCTCAAATATCGTTCTATCTTTATTAGCTTGTCTTAATGATAATTGCATACCATCTTCAGAACCACTATGAATCATTACACCAAAGAAATTACCATTGAATATCGGTAATAAAGATGATGTTATAGCAGTTGAGCCTGAAAAATTAAATGAAACTTTACCGTATTCTGAATCGGTTGAACCACTTAATTGTAAGTTCCAACCACTACCCGAAATAACAGTTTGTACTTCGGATGATTTAGTAGGTTTAATAAATAATTCAATTGTATTTGGCTTTCTACCTTTATCGGTATCTTTCCATTCCATTTCAATATAAGAACCGCTTATCATTTTTAAAGCAGTTGTTATATTATCAAATTCATATTTTGATTTAGGAGAACCATGTATTTCAGGTCCACCAAATTCTAAAATTGAAAGATTTGAAGATGGAATTCCATAACAAGCCAATAAAGCGTAAATACCTCTTCTTGTACCTTTATGTTTTAATAAGTAAGGTAAGTTATTTACAATTCTTTTCCAAACTTCATTTGTTCGTTGTTTAGCAGGATTTACTTCTGCTGTGTTTCCTTCCGAATCTTGTCCAAATACATATTTCCATAAATTTGCATCTGCTGCAAGATTTTGGGCTTCCCAACCAAATGATTTTAAAGTATCATATAGAAGTTTATCGGATATCCCATTTATAGAATTATATCCCAATCCTCTACTTCTTTCAATAGCCTTTGTATAATAATAAATGTTATCAAAATGCTGCCCAATCATCGATAAGAATAATAGGAATTGGTCGTTTTCCTCATTATTTACAATATATTGTGGAATATTATTTTGAACCCAATTTGAGTTATGAATATCATAATATTCTGCTAAAGTTACAACATTATTGTACCAATTTGAAACTACTAAATTCGATGATTCTAATCTAACACTACCACTATACGGCCAAGTAATAGATGCTGAATCGTTTGTAGTATATACCGATGATGATGTATATAAAAACGATTCAAATCCATCAAATCCATTTACTAATTGGTCTTTTTTTAATTGTTGTCTTTCTCTTTCTTGTACTGCTGATATAGATGCAGTATGTGATAAACCTGCTGGATTATAATAAGATGCGGATATAGATTGTTCATAAACTTCTATTAACTGAACTTTATATACAAAATTATCCAATCTTTCTTTAGCAGAACTGAAATGTACAAAGTTTTCCCACAAATATGTAGAACCACTTGCGTACTGAATATTTAAATCCGTTGTATCATTAAATGATGAACTTAAATATTTAGATACCAATTGAGATGAACTAGAAACAGATGCACTTAGAATCAATGTATCCAATGATTCAAAATTGGTAGATTGTCCACTAACATAATCAACATCTAAATTAAAATTAGGCCCTTTTAATGGAGGACATTTTAATTCATCTTGATTTGTCAATACAACAGTTTCAACTAATGGATTAGCCATCAATTTGGTAACCCAAAAAGTGGAATTGTTGATTATGTTAGCTGATAATGGTGAATATAATTTTAAAATTATAGATTTAACTTCATCCTCTGGCTTAACAAATATGTTACCCAATTCATCTTCTGATTTTTTGGATAAAGTCCAATTATCATTTTCCCAACTTGATATTAAAAATTGCTCGTCATCTCCAAAATTTGCAAGATGTGTTAGATATTTGCTTTCCTTTGGTGGTTCAATTATATTAAGTGCGGAAGCGAATGATTCGAATAACGCACTATTAATCATACTTTCATCTAAATAAATTGATGGAAGATTTAATAATGTAGTTATTTCGTATTCATTTCCAATTAATTCTTCTGCACCACCTCTATTATATGGTTTGAATTTTAAAGTTACATTATCACTACCATCCCAATTTGGATATTTTTCTTTTAAAGTTTTTAAATTTATTTTAAAAGAACCATTTGATGGTAAACCATTTGATAATACAACATATTCTCCATTTTTAGTTTTTAACCATACATCAACAGATGTTGTGGAGTATGTAGTATAACTAACTTCGTATTCTAAATTATAATCGGAAAATACAGGCACATCCAACTTATCGACAGCAACAATATCTGTAATAGATGGGTAATCATTTACTGAAGTAAATGTTATTAAAATTTCACTTCTAGTACCTGTTCCATATGCATTTCCAATAGGAACTAAAATTACCTTTTTAGTACCATATTGTTCTTTAAAGTTCTTTTGAAAATAAACTTTTAAAGATTTATTTGAAGCTGGTACTTCTATGAATTCGGTTTCAGAAAAATACAATCTAACTAAATCCGCATTTGTATAATCAAATGGAATTGTTAATTCTTTTTCAGTATCCGATTCTTTTACAAAAACATTATATTGAGTAGAATTTAGTATTAATTTTGGTTCTGCTACATTAATTATTTTTTCCAGTTTAACCAAAACTACCAAACTATCTCCTAATGAAGATGCGGGTATTGAGAATGCATAATTTTGTTTTGTTAATTTATCATATTCAAATGATAAATCATTACCTGCATTTCTCGATAAACCGGAATATATTCCCGATACACTAAATCCGTTTGGTAAATTACCACTAACTTCTATATTTACCTTACCACCACTTAAAACACTTCTCGGTATTTGACCAGCTCCTAAATCACGTCCACTTATCTTATTTGATTCAATTATTATACCTTCCGAATTAAGGATATCATATTTTAATGATAATGATTTACCAATTTCGTTATCAAAATTTGAACCAAATACAATTTGATAATTTACATTTGGGTTTGGATTTGTTATTGTTGTTGGTTCAATTTGAATTTGCTCAATTGGTTGAACTGGTTGAACATTAACAGCTTCAACAAAAAATTCCAATGTATATGTTCCAAATGTCGTGTTAAATGTTTTAGGTGCCTGCTCTACATCATTTCTCCACTCAATAACACGAATACCTTCTGCATATGTGTTATCATATGATGTAAATGGAACTATTCTTACTTCAAATCTACTTAAAACTTTTCCCGAATTAGTAACTGCGGTAAATTGTCTAACCGAACCAAACGATGTTGATGGGTTATATGTTACATTTGTAGATGGTCCAATTCCATAAGAAACGCCATCTACTAAAAATTGTACTGATTCACCATTATTGGTTTTTAAGTAAAAATTTAATGATTTGGAAGTTTCAACGGCATTGGTTGGTACATATGGTGGTGGAGCAACAGTTGGTAAACCTCCACCGCCGCCACCTCCATTATTTATTCCACCATCAAGTCCTGTGAAATCGAAAATTTGTTCTACGGGTTGTATCAAAGCAATTGTTTATTATAAATATCTTAATGATTATTTTATGTTCTCTCTTTCTATCATATCATATTGAAAAACTTGCTCTCGACCATAATTTCTTCCATAATCTCTATCAATGTATCCGCCTCCAGAACTACCACCCGTTTCAATATTTTCTATCGGAACTGCAATTGGAGTAGGAGTTGGTGTTGGAGTTGGCTCCGGTGCTATTACAGGTGCTTCAATTTTTATAGGAGCAGGTGTTGGTATTACTGGCACAGGTGTTGGTTGAACAACCGGTGGAATTACTTTCTTCTCTATAACTTCCACAATTGGTGGTAATTGAGTTATTGCTCCTACATTTATTTTTGTAGAATCGGTAGTAAATACATTTCTCTTAATTTCATTATATGTGTTAAATGCAATTAAATTATCTTGTATTTGCTTTCTCAATTCAACTACTGCAAATTCTTTTGGTAATTGATTATAAGAAACATTTCTTCTTTTTAATGTTTTTATATTTGATGAAATACAATTATTTAAAATAGATTGTACTTCAGCAAGTAATTTTGTAAAATCGTACTTATCACAATCTTCAAATCTTACTTCAGATGGTTTTCCAAAGTTAGATTGAGTTATATCATAATGTTTATTATTTAACCAATTTTTTATACTATCTCTGAAATTTTGAAATATTCTTGTTCTGAATTCTGAAAAATCTCTTATACCAAAATCTTTTCTTAAAATATTTACAAAATCTTTTCCAAATTTATTAACCATAATATCATCTATTTTGGTTAATGAATTCATCTCAAATTTATCTAACGAATCTAAAATATTTTTTTTGTAATATTTAAAATCCGCATTAAATACATTTAGATTATTAAATTCTTTTATATTTTTTTGATTTATAGTAGTATCGGTAACTTTTAATGGAACTATACGAATTTCTTCTCTCGATGGAGAAATTTCTTGTATCCAAACTCTTTCTAATTCATTTTCAGAACCAACGCTATTTCTAACAAAATTAATATTTACTTTAAAAATACCATTTGAAAATCCTAAAGTATTTAATAATTTTTCAATATCAATTGCTAATTCTTTATTACCACCTCTATTTGTTATTTGATACAAATAATTCTTAATATCAGATGTTTTTATATAAGCAACTTTATTGCCGGATGTTTGTGGTAATAAATTATTATTAACATCGTACACCGATACTTCCATAACATCATATTTACAATCTCCAAAATCAGTATCTTCTATTTGATTTTGATTTACAATAAATAAATCTTCAGCTTGAAGAAATTTTCCTTCATTTTGAGAATTATTATTAATTTGTTCTATATTTGTATATTTTTTAATGCTCATAATCTATTAGAATGATTTTGGATGATTTTTTGTAAATCTAGTAGGATATGTTTTTGAATCTTTACTTCCATCATTTCTTGTAACACTTATTGTTATAGTTGAATCATAACTTTGACTATGTCCCCACCCACTTATCCAACCGTGATATGCGGATTCAACACCATCTCCACCATTTTGATTTATACTTAATTTAATAGTTTCATCCGCACCAGCTGCTAATTGGAATGTTGATTTTGGTAACCCTAACCATTGATTTCTAGTAGCAGATGGTTTTGGTGCCACTATTTCAATATTAACAGGTTGAGTATCATTATTTACAAATCGCATTTCACCACCAGCTATAAATTTAGTATCACCATTCTTTGGATTAAGTTTTCCATGTAGTTTAACTGAATTATCTTCTTTACTACCTCCAAATGTTAATACTACAACTTTATTTATCACATCACCGCCACTAGCAGCTGCTGTATTAACAGTAGATTGCTGAATAGCTTGTTGTTGTTGAACTGCTCCTAATTGCGATTGTAAACCTTTTATGATTGCATTTAACGAATCGATTTGTTTTATCAAAGCATTTATTTGTGCTTTAAATCCTGCGTTTTGAGATTGTAAAGCTGCTCTTAATATGCTTTCATCAACCGATTTTTGTAATGATGTTGCTATTTGACCCGTTATATCAGTAACTGTTCCACCCAATGTATCCAACTGATTCACAACAACATCATTCGTTTGTTCTATATTCAATCTTTGATTTATTTCAGATTGTAATTGAGTTGTTAAATCGTTTATGGTATTAGTTAAAGTATCAACTTGAGTTGTTAAATCAGTTACTTGCTTTCTTAAATCAGCGTTTGTAGCTACTTCTTCATCATAAATGGGTTTTGGAACTAAATTACGATTTATAGCTGGTATATCTGGTTTTAATTCCTTAACTTCCGTATCAACTGCTTTTATTAATTCCGATTCATCATATTTTGGTTTATTCAATGTTTTAAACACCAAAGAAGATGCTACATTTGAATCTTTCACCAAAGTTACACCATATTCGTTTTTGGCAATAGATTCGGAACCCGATATCATTAATATCGATTCTAATTTAGCTTTTCTTTCCTCTTCTAATTTTAAAGATATGGCTTCTAAATTCGTCATTATTAAACTATTTCAAATGTTGATTTATCATCAATTATATACTCTATACCACTTTGAACAACTTTTGTTTTTAGTTTGTATGTTCTATTTTCAGGAAGTGAATTTAAGTTTAAAATAAAATAACTTCCACTCGTATCGCAACTAACTTTACTATAATCTCCAAATGGTATTAAAACTTCATTTGTTACATAATCCTCTAATTGATAATAAGATGATGTAGGTAAATAGTTAGAACTTTCATATTCAAATGTAGTTGAAACTACTTTCATTGGATATAATTCTCTACCTTTTACTCTTATTTTTATTTTACTATTTTTAGAATATTTAGTTTTTAAATTAGAATATACCACTTTGAAATTCTCTTCAGGTATCTGCGTTAAAGAGCCAGTATTAAATGTATAATCATCATATACGATTTCTAACTTTGGTTCATAGATTGTATTCGTTTCTTTTGAAAAGAATTTAAGTAAACCATAATCCAGTGTATTTTCTTCGTTTTCCAAACTATGATGAACCATTAATCCATTATTTGGTAAAGAGCCACTTAACCATAAATTTACAATTTCGGTAACATCCATTCTTACATCATCTGGTTCATAATTAAATGATTGTGATGTAGAACCACTTAAATACCAAGTACCACCTTCCGCATTGGCAGAACCGGTAGTTCCGGCAACATAAACAGCTGTTCCTGCGGTTACATTATCTTGCCAAGTATCAACACCATTTCTATATTTCCAACTAACACCATCGGTTGTAATGTTGTCAAATTTAGTACCAGTTCCCATTGTCCAACTTTGAGATACTGCATTTGCATAAATCGTATATTCTAAAGGAATTTCTTCAGAATTTGCCGATTTAAGATTTAAATATGCTTTCCAATTACTTCCCGTTTCAATATTTGATAGGTTAAATTTAATTAAAGTTCTAGCTATATCTTTAGTAGAACCATAATAAAGTTTACCTACTTCTAATATCTCATCTCTACCTGCGTTTTGTTCAGGTTGTTGAAGATATATACTCGCGTCATATGATGATGTATAAAATATATGCATTATAATGCCCTCCCTTTAATGTCTTTATTTGGATATTTAACTTCGAATATTGATGGGTCTAAAGATGGATATACTATCTTACCTTTAGTTGCTGTTTCTATATTATATCTATTTGATGAATAGTTGCCATCTCCTGCACATAAGTTATGTACTTTTACATATGGAACACTCATTACTCCTTCTACATTTGCCAGTATTAATTCTATTTCTGAAATGTTTATCGGTTTATTGAATGCCCAATTATCTATATCGAAATATGATTGCATTTCACTTAAACATGCCGATAATACTTCTGATTTATTATAATTTTGATAACATATTACTTCGAAATCGATTCCAATATTAATAACAAATCCATTAATTATATTAACGGCATCGGTAATCATTCTATATTCACCTAAATATGTTTTTAAGTTCTGCTTAACCGCTTGGTTTAGATTGGTTAATTTTTTATTAGAATCATATCCCAAAACATACATATTAATCGCAAACGGATTGTTTACTTCTGCAATTGCTGTTTTCTTTTGTGTAAGATACTTAACTAATTCTTTTTGAATATCCGACTTTGAACTTCCCTTTAAACCATCTACTAAATTAGTAAATTCTGCAATATTTTGTGGATTTGCTAAAATAGATGCCGGAGAATTATTATCGATTTCTCCATCGGGACTAACATATACTTTTGCAACGCTGCCATATCTTTCTGGCATTGATAAAGCTCTTACAACATAATCTTGTTTAGTTACTGCTCTATTTTGAGAACCAAACATTGCTAAAGCATTTTGTCTAATCTCTTCGATTGATTCGGCTCCTCTTCCACCAACTGCTGCTTCTAAATTTTCAACTGCAATTGTTTGTTTTGTTGCATTATAAACATTTAAATCAGATGTAGATAGTGATAACAAATCTTCTTCAAATTCTATATTTCTTATATTTGTTAAATCACCTTGATTTACATTTGATTCTACACCACCACCAATTAAATAGTCAATACTCAAAGTTTCCCCATTAGGAGACACTCCAAATGTATTTGTTTTTAAAAAGTTAGATGGGTCAATTCCATTATTCAACCTTTGTATAGAATTAGCTAATCCCAATCCAACATTTTTAGTATTTGGTAATATTATTTCATCTGCTAAAGAATTATTACCACTACCAAATTGCAAATCAATCGTATTATCCGAATTTACTTTTATACTAAATCTATTTGGTACTTTTTGTACTTCTAAAATATATGGAACAGAGCCAGAATATTGTGATAATTCACTATTTGAACTGATATTAGCTTGTTCAACGAATATACTCTCTTGCGCTAAATAAGGTACTTCATACCATTTAACTGCCCCACCATCGGATGTTACCGATGCTATTGATATTACATTTGTATCATCCAATGTAGTTGTTAAGTATTCTTGGTATTCATTTGGAAATGATACAGTTTTATTTACTTTTTTCGCAGAAATAGCTTTAACTTTTTTACTAACTAAATATCTTGTAGGTACTCCAGTAGTACCATCTCTTTCATATACTTCTATTTCTCTATCAGTTTCATTTGCAAAATCAACTGAATCTGTTGTTATAAATGTGATATCACTATTTGTTGTAGATTCTACAACCAACCCATCTTTTATTTTTAAATAAAATTTTGTATCTATTTCACCAACAGTTAAATCCTTAGCAGGAACTAATTGATAAATTGTTAATGTAGTTACTGCCGGCGAAGTCGTTTTTGGTTTGTAACCCATTGATTGTGCCAATGCTAAAACATTTTTACGTTCGGTAGCATGTGCTAACATTGATTCTTTTAATTGGGTATCTTGATAAAATGATAATACATCTCCTAAAGCAGCTGCTTGTTCTACAAACACCATACCAGGCGACGCTTCATTAAAATCCGAATAGGAATTTGGAAAATATGTTTTTGTAAAATCAATAAGATTTTGCTTAAAAGATTCAAAATCTTTACCAACATAATTTATATTCCTATTACTACCAAAACTCTTTTTTACAGGTTTAATTGCCATGTTATCTACTTATATTTATTTGTATCGATTCTAATAAATTTGGATTCGATGCTAATGAAAATTTAACATCTAAGCTAATTTTATTTGCATCGATATCATTTTCATCGTAATCGAATATTATTGTATCTATATTTAAATATGGTAACCAATATGATACTGCGCTTATTATAGAGTTTTCTACAACTAATTCGATATCACTTCCCATTGGTTCAAATAACACTTTCCAAATATCACATCCAAAATCGGGTTGCATTAATCGTTCCCCTTTTCTAGTCAATATTAAATTTCTTAAATTATCTTTCGCTTGCTCTAATGTTGTATAGTTTACAGCAAATATACCATTATTTTGAGAACGTTCGTTTATACCGATTCCCAAAACTTTATAGTTATTTTCAACTAAATCATCAACTTTAACTTTACCAAGCTCTATTGCCATTATTTAAATCTTTTTACTAATTCTCTATAATCTCTTGTTAATGCTTTTATAGTAGCATCTTGTAACTCATCTCCAGTTGATTGGAATGTTTGAACATTTGATGGTACATCTACATCTCTAAAATCCATAGTTTCCCATTCGCTTTCATCAACTCTCAATTCAGGTTTAATCATATCTAATACACTACCAACCGCACTTGCTCCTTCTTTTCTTTGTTCCGCTGTGAATGGTTGGGTCATATTTAATACCTCATTCAACATTGGATTAGAAGTATATTCTTTCATTTGTTGAGGTCTTTGTTGAGTAGGAATTACTGTTTGCTTTTTTATAGGAGCAGTAGTATTTACTTCTGTCATCTCTCTCAACGATGGAGTAGATGGTTTTCTTTGTGAGTTTAATGTAACCGCACCGGATTTGATTAACTTAGCCAATTCTTCTTTGACTTGTTGTTTAACTTCACTCTTAACAACTTCTTTAATTAATCCGACTAATAATTTTGAATCCATAGTAATTATTGTTTTTATATAAATATTGAAAGTTTGAATTTACCCCATTATCGTATATCCACTCCATTGTAATATAGCAGGTGCTGGTGGAGCTGGTGGTGGATATTGTGCCATAACCATCATAGTTCCACCAACTCCCATCAAATGTTGTTGTGCAGCATTTATAAATGGACCAATTAAAATATTGGTTGGATAACTAAATACTAAAGTTGGCATTACAAAATTAATGTATGGTATTTCTGGTATTAATCCCTTAATCGTATCATAAGCCATTGCCTTTATTTCTTCTTCGGTAGGTAACATATCTTCTACCATTTTTTTTAGTTCCTCTTTTGTAGGAATTTTAGGAATACTAATTCCAGGCAAAGTTATTTCTGGCACCAAACCTTTAGCTGTATCTTTTACAAATTTTTTAATTTGTTCAGGAGTTGGTTTTGGATTTGGTATAGAATTTGCCAATTCAACTGCCGTTTGTACTACTGATATTATTGGTTGAAGTATTTGCTCTTCTATTGGTGCGATTAAATTTTCTTTAATTTGAGCAATAGCTTCTTCCATTAATTTATCTTTTGCTTCATCCATTATTTTCTGTCTATCGGGCAATTCGGGAAATGGAATCTTAATTGCTTTCTTTATTTGAGAACCTATTGATGGTTTTTTCTTTTTAGCTTCCTTTAATTTTCTTATTATTTCAATTGCAGCTTTTATAATAGGATTATCTTTTATTGATTTATCAACTGGCTCTTTGTTTAATACCTTTTGTGCAGTTTCATAAACAGGTATAGTAATTTCTACTAAAGGTGGAACTGCTGGTATAGTAATTGTTTGTTTTTTTAACTCATCTTCCAACGCTTTTAATGCTTCCACTTCAGCTTTATGTATAGCAGCGGATGCTGCTAGTGATATCGGGTTTGGACCAATATTCATAATTGCCCCAGGCGCCGGTGGAGTAGATTGCCATCCTAATGGCCTAAATAATGGATTTGGTAATGGAGACATTTCAGCACCCATCCAATATGCTTCAAACGCAGCGGGACATATTTCTTCTAATAGATTATAATTACTACCTTTTAATGCTATTCCTTTTTTAAGTGCTTGAGCTATTACATCAGCCATACCATTGACATTACCATTTATGACATTTACGCCATACATCATATCACCACCTCTTTTTATACAAGCGTCATATTCATTAGCATAAAAACGAGCAAACCCTTCAACATCTCTTGCATATTGAAAGGTCATCATTGCTTTTAATACATTTAAACTGAATATTGACCACATTTAGGATTTACTTAAATAATTTTTAGCTGATAGTAATGTATTCAATTTACCTTTAATTGCTTTGAAAGCTGGTATATTTACTGGTCCGTTTGATGTAGGTCCACATGGTGTAGCGTATACCTGTTTTGTAATTTCATCTATTAATTCACCCATTATTTTAACTAACTCACCACCCAATACCATTTTTTGAACATCGGCTCCAGCACCACCTTCTCCTTTATTTTTTCCTAAAAATATTTTACCATTTTCCGAATTGAAAAATATTTGATTTGCTCCGGATGAATGAATCGTTACATTCTTATCAGTATGTAGGTAAATATCTTTTGCAGCATCTACTGAATAATTTCCATCAGTAATTACACCAGTATTTCCTTTACCAAATATAATAAATTCTTTTGCTTTTGCTGATAAAACTATTCTATCGGAGTTTACAAACAATTGGTCGCCATTTAAATCTTTTGAATTTGGATATTCTTTAAATCCCTTTTTCTCTTTTTTGACTTCTTCTTTAAATGGAATTTTTACTTTATTGGATGTGATGTAAATCGATGTACCATCTTTGTTTATATCCTCTTCAACTAACTCACCAATCTTTTTAGAATCTAATTCAGGGTTTTGTTTATTGCGAATGAATATAGATGGAGATGATGTTTTACCATCTTCGGTTAAATGAAACTCACTAAAACGAATTGTGTTACCAACTCTACCCTGTAATATCGTATCTCCTTCTTTTGGTTTTAAGAATTTAATCTTTTCGTTTACCTTATATTGATTTTTATCATCTTTCTTTTTGTTGGCATTTTGACCACCCGTTTGTGCGGTTTCTCTTTGAGATTGAGCGTTACCACCTCCTTTTGCTTTTGTACCATCAACTGCTTCCGAATCTTTAAATGATACATAATCTCTTCTATAAGAAGAATATGGGGTTATTGTATATGGTAACCAAAAAACATTACTATCAATTTCCATTATAATAACGGTCTCTCCTACAATCGGCATTGTGAAATTATTCTTATCAAATGGATAAGCATAATATTCGGTTGTCATTCCTGGATATATGAATTTTATAGCACCATAAAATCTTGCATCTTTGTCGGATATATCAGTATTTCCATTATAAATTGGGACAAAATCTGCATTTTCTCCTTTTTCATAAGGTAATAAATCCGATGTAATTGGATAAACTACATCCACCGTTGCTAAGAATGATTTAATATTTTCCAATTATAATTTAGTTTTAATTTCTTCAATTTCTATTTGAATATCAACCATTTTTTCATCTGCTTTCTTTTCGACTTCGTTTATAGTATCTTCCATATCCTGAAGTAATTGTGCTTTTTCATTTTCACTTAACCAACCATCTTCGCCAATACCTTTAGCTTCTGCAGCTGCTAATCTTTGTGCAATTGTTGCAAGTTTAATTAAATGGTCATCATTCTTAATTGATGCATCTATAAGGTCTTTGATAATAGGAGCAATTACAGTTGCTTCTCCAACATTTTTAATCAATTTACGAAGAGATTCAATCATTTCTGAAATATTCTTCTTTTTATTTTGTTGGTTTTCGTAAATATCTTTAAATAATGATGATAAGTTTTTACCATCAAATAATTGAAATTCTGTTGCCATATTAAATTATGTTCTTTTCTACTATATAATTATAAAGTTCTTCACTTATTAGTTTGTAACCTTCTTTATTGGGATGTTGAGTTGCTCTCGTATCATATGTAGCATCTTGATATTCCCAAATATCCAATTTGTTTGTTTT